CGTAAACGCCTTCGAATTTCGCCAGATGCGAAATTGTTCCGCCCTGATTGGCGCGTTGCATTATTTTGTTGATGTCGCAGTCGTCAGCATACGACTGGATTGTACGACTGTCGTCGTACTTTTTCTTGGGATGAAGAGCCAGAAGCTCTTCGCGATTGGTGGGTTTGTCTTTCGCCTTTTCGGCGAGTTCAGCGAGCTTGATTGACATCAGTATTTCCTTTGTTTTGATAAGCGGACGGCTTCATTGTAAACCTCTTCCAGTTTTTCCTTGGAAGCGTCCGGGTGTTCTTTGGCATACGAGGCCGCAGCACGTATGCCGGCCTCGTTATGAGTTCGCGGGGGATCCTTCCCCATTGTTTTTTCATTCATTGAATTCATTTTATTACGAAAGCTATCGCCTAAGCGCCGGAGATCATCTTCCACGGGTCCTTCTCCGGGTAATTGTTTGATCTCGGGCATGCCATAGGTTTTTGCGGAAGTCGCTACTTCCTTTCCTTTTTGCATTAGCTTGCGTGCGAGCCAGGCTTTAGGTTCGAGGACATCCGCATTGAGGTTTGTTATTCGCGTTTGCGCGGCGAGGTTTTCGGCTTGCTTGACGGACATGGCGGTTTGGGCGCCTTTGGACGCCCCTTCGACGCCAGCTCCGCCAACATTACCCATCGTCGCCATTGCTCCCGCAGGTGTTGAGGCATCATATTTTCCTGCCAGTATTGGGTTAATGCCGCCTTTTTTTAGGTCGGCCATTCGCCGCTGTATTGCGGTATTGGACATGCGCTCTTGGAAAGCGCGGTTTTCGCGGGCGATTCGTTCGTTAGATTGGTTTGCCCGCGCCTGCCCTCTAGCGGAGAAAACTCCGCCAATAAGGGAGGACGCTATTCCGGCTACAGCAGCTCCGCTCATAGTCTAGTGAGTCCGGGTACGCCGTAAGTCGGAAGCGGGAGAGCTGCTTTGATCGAGTGATAGAAGTCAGCGATCATGTGAGGTTCAGTCGGTATAGCAACGGACCGATCGAGCGGGACGCGTGTGTTGGACTGGATGAAGGTGTCGCCGAGGGTCGGCGCGGTTGCAAAGTCCTCGGATAAGTGCCAGACGGATAGGCTGCCAGAGGCATCCGGGCGCATAAGCCCGGTGAGTTGAGAGCCGAGGAAGCGATGTTCGTCGTAGCGGCCCGTGTAGCCGAAAACGATATCGTCATTGGCGGGCGTGGTTTGGTCTGTCCAGATTTCGCCCTGACGGATAGCTTGTTCGCCAATGTTGGCCATCTCGGGATAGACGAAGTCGTACCGAGTGGATTTATTCCAGTACCGCGGCATGCCTTGGGAGTAACTGATGTCGCCGCGCAGGTTGCCGAGGATTATTACGACTCCATGCTCGACAAATGACTTCGACCATGAGTGGGTACCGGCCGCGGTGCCGTAGGCGGCTAGGTTTCCGAGTTTATCGTTTGCCGCGGGTGTAGGTTGGGCGGATTGCTGTTGTACCGGGGTGACGTTGACGGGTGTGCTGCCGCCGCCGAGATACTCGGCGCGTTGAAGGCGGAAGTCGGGTGAGGTTACACCCCAGCGTCCTTTCAGTACTTCTACGTATCGGGTGCCGGTTCGAGCATCACGCTCGAGGATGTGTTGAGTCGCGAAGGCGAGACGGACATCGTTTACATTGGGGCCGAGCGCGCTTTGCATGTCTGCAAAGAAGTTTACGTCGTCGGGATAGGTGCCTGCTTGTTCGGTTACGCTATTGCGAAGCGGATTCCCGGCCGAGCCGGCCGTATCCAGCAGGGTTTGTGTTGTCGGGAGTGTCGTGCCGCCCGCGCCGATCGCTTCACCTACGATGATGTTTTCATTGTCGATACCGTCTGTGAAGATCGGGGCGGATCCGCCAAGTGCGAGAGGAACGGCGGTGCCGCGTTGGGGTTCGGGTAGGGCGGACGTGAAATAGTCAAAGCGTTTGCCGCGGACAAGTAGTCCGCCATTATGGTCCGCTAAACTGTCGGGGCCGTTATCGGTCGGTAGGGTAACGGAATCCTGAAGTGTCGCCGACCTGAACCAATCGTTCCATATTTTGCGGTAGGCGCGAAATGGGAGCGCGTTTATATTGGTGTCGTTCGGCCTAGTGACAGGCGGTATACCGAAGTAATCGGCAAGGGAATTAGTCGAGGTGACTGAAGCGCCGGCGAGCACCGGAATGGTGTATGAAATTGAGTCGCCCGGGTCGTCCTGAGCGCCATGAAAGCGTTCGTGATTGTCCCAAATGGTCCTATATGCTACGAAAAACGCAAAGGTTTCAAAGTGCAGGTTGTCAAGAATCGGCTCCAACGGAGTCGCCAAGCGCATGAAGAAGCTGCTGTTAAAATTCAGCGTTGTGCCGGGGATGATATCAATTGGTTGGCAGATCGGCACGAGCACGTCCGCGTCGAACGCGGTTTTATGCCCATGCGAAAGATTAAAAGTCGAGCGTGGGATATTCACGCTCGGTGTTTGGGAGAAGTCGTGTTGGGATCGCATCAGTCTGTTAGTCCTGGTGATTGGCTTTCGCCGTTGAGTTGATTAACCAAGTCCATTTGCTTTTCTTGGTCCACTGTTTGGGATTGCGAGATTATTTCCAACGCAGTGCAGAGACACTCGTTTGTTTCGTCGGTTAGTTTACCGTTGTTGTTGTCGAAGATGCCGAGGCGCCAGAGAGAATAGTGTTCCGGGTGTTTAGCGATCGGGTGATCGCCTGTGGTTGCTACGTCCTGAAACTCGCGCTTGACGAGCTGATCGGTAGCGGAGAAGAACGGCCTTTCATAGATGCCGGATGCTTGGTCGAAGATTGCGTAGCATTGTACTTTCATCCTAATTTCCTCTTGAGGTTGTGGTTTGCTTTTGCGCATTTGTATTTTGCGCGGAGTCTTTCGGGTGTGAAGTCGTCGCGATGTTCGCGTAAGAAGGTTTGCCGTAGGTCTTTAACCAGTTCAAGTTGTTTTGGATCTTCTGATTGTAAGATGTTTTGGTAATAGCGCGGCACCTGCCGCATGGTGCCTTTCCCGGGTACCGGCGAGACGTCTGCGGGGAAGAAGTCGCTTTTGAATTTTTCATAGAAGCGAGCGCCTAAACCGCAAGGCGGGTTTTTGTTGCCTGTAGACATTCTGACAAATTCTGGTTTAAGCCAGTAAGCAACGCCGTATTCGTCGCAGCGTAAGTAATGATCGTGCGCGCGTTGGCCGGTGACTTTTTTAAAGACATAGCCGGCTGTATACGCAGCGTTGCGGTAGCTAAGAGGCTGGACCGTCGAGAATCCGAACGGCCAGAGTTTTTCGAGAGATTGGCTTGTGTACGTGTAGAGTCCTTCATCGTCGCGCCATATTTTGATGTCGTCGAACGTGTGATTGAAGATACAAAGATGGTAGTGCGGCCGGCCGAGTTCGCCGTATTCGCCGCAGTAGAAGTATTTGATTGGATTAGTGACGTTTCCCTCGTCGTCATACTGGTACTCGCGTTTTTTTCTGAGCGCGCGTATGAACTTGGAGACGTCACTTGGCCGCAGTGAGAAGTCCTGCGGTATGTATTGTCCCTTTTTGAGTTGGACATCGTTGCATTGCTCGATGTCTCGGTACGTGAGAGTAACCCAAGAATTACCGTTTTGATCGGACCACATAGCGGCCTCATGGGTGATTCGAATGGACCACATGAGAGCGTGATCAACGCGGCAGCCGAAGCAGCTCCCGCAAGCAACTTCCAGTTTTTGCGCAGTGCCGCTTTTATTGAATGTAAGTCCACCGGATATTGGGTCTTTATAGCCTTTGAGAGGCGTATAACACGGCATTAAAGCCGGTACCCGCCGCGTTGGTGACTGGGACGGTTCTTGGGGTGAGTGCCGGCGTGCTTTCTGAACTGCCGGCGTGATTTTCTACGGGACATTTTGCGTCGCATTATTGCTCCTCGTGTGAGAAAGAACACAGTTCGCCCATTTGGCGGGTGTTCTGGGATAGGTTTTGTGGGCTGGTTTGGAGATTGACGAATGAGCTATCACCGTCAGTCCCGCATTGGAGCGAGGTGACGGAGCAGCCCACTAGTGGCAGCAAGAGGACTGCCAGTAATATGATTTTTTTCAAGGGTCGATGCCTTTAGTCGTTGCGTCTTGTGGACCCCTTTATATCATAGATTTTGATTTGTTTCTTACCTCGTCATTTATGTTCGCGGTGGGTCCTCGCTGAGACCGTCTAACTCGCTGCGCTCGAAGAGGATAGCCGCTCGTGATTGCTCACTAGAGATAAGAAACGGATCCCCGGGTGTTTAGACTCGGTCTAATCCCGGGGATCCTAGTTGTTCCCTCGCTTCGCTCGGGGGTACTGCATTCGCTTCGCTCATAGAGATTAGCTCGCTGTGCGCTCGCCATTGATTTCGTTCAGGCGCCACTAAGGCTAAAGGGCGCAATAGGGACCATTGCGCCAGTACAGAGTCGAGTAGAGCTGTACTGTGTTTTTGCGTAAGCAAAAAAGAGGCCCCTTGCGGGGCCTAAAAGACGTTCGGCAGGTCGGTATGTGGCCCTATTCGGGCACTTCTGCCGGTTTTGGAGCCGGCGATTCTGCCGGGTTGGGTGGCTGGTTAGCCGCGGCTTGCGCCGCCTTGTGATCCGCATCGAGAGGCTTGACCACAGGAAGTTGGTCTCCCGGTTTTGCCAGCCCTGGTAGTTTCGTGCGGAGTTCTCCGGCATTGGCCGGATCGTTGACGTACGCGAAGAATCGCGACGGAGATTGGTCGAACTCCCTTCGGAGTTCGGCGGGTAGGGCGTCGAAGATTTCGCGCCCTTGTGTAAGTTTGCGGGTTTGTTCGTGGAAGTCGAAGTCGGAGAAGTCTGCGTAAACGCCTTCGAATTTCGCCAGATGCGAAATTGTTCCGCCCTGATTGGCGCGTTGCATTATTTTGTTGATGC